CTACCGTAGATTGGCTAGAACTGTACGGGTAGGAGTTCGATTCCTGGATAATGTTTTAACTGCGAATACATTCCCAATTCAGGAATGTGAAGATGTAGGTCTTAGAAGTCGTAGAATCGGACTCGGTGTTACTGGACTTCATTATTTCTTAATCAAAGCAGGATTTAAGTATGGCTCAGAAGCATGTTTGGAATTCCTAGAAAGGCTTTTCGCGACTATCAGGAATGAAGCTTATAAAGCGTCTATGTACCTTGCTCGTGAAAAGGGAAGTTTTCCAAAATATGATTTTACCAAACTAAAAGAGGAAAAGTTTATGAAGACTCTACCTCCACGAATAAGAGCTGATATTAAAAAGAACGGGCTTCGAAATGCGGTAATGCTTACCGTAGCCCCTACAGGAACTATTAGTATGGTTTTAGGTGTCTCTACAGGACTGGAGCCTATTTTTGCACCTGTATACATGCGTAAGTGGAAAACTTCTACACCTGGAGTGTTTAATGAAAATATCGTTATAGACCCTTTGTTTAAAGAGATGTATCTGCGAGGGCGAGACTTGAAACACTGCGTGGGTGCGTATGACGTCTCACCAGAGGAACACATGAAGGTGCAGTCGGTAGTACAACAATACATCGACTCTGCCGTATCTAAAACGTGTAATTTACCTACTGAGTATAAGCCTGAAACATTATATGAAGATTTACTTCACTATGCACACGACTTAAAAGGTGTTACGTTTTACAGGGCAGGTTCAAGAGGTAACGAACCTCTTAAAACCGTTGACCATACTACAATTGACTTGCAAGAGTTAATAACTTCAGGAAAGGTTCAAGAGTTAGCCTCTTCTATCGAGACCTGTGTAGATGGAGTGTGTGAAATATAATGCCGATGTATAACTATGAGTGCACTTCCTGCGAGGTCGTCTTTGATGAATTCGTGTCTATGGAGTATTATAAAGAACCTCAAGAGCATGCTGAATGTGGAAATCTTTGCTATAGAACAGCTGAAGGGCAAACATTTAACGCACATGGAATTGGGTTAAAAGAAAGGTATACTGAAGGAAGACAGAAGCAAACTGAAAAAGCGTGGATGGAACAGGAAGTTGAAAACACCTCTGAAGCCCTTAAAGGCGAAACAGGTGCATCCCCTTACTCAAAAATGTCTATGAACATCGACGTACTTGAAAAACAAGGAAGGTGTAAAAAAGTATCTCAGAAGGACGCACACGCTAGAAAAAAATCAGCAGAAAAACTGAATCAAGACGCCGCGAAAAATTTATCTGCGGAAGACGTAGAAATAGTAACCCGCCCCGATAGAGCGAGGTCAAAATAATGGTAAAAATTAGATTTTATAATACATCAACAAACCCTGACCCCGCATTCAAACACGACTCTGATGCGGGTTTTGATTTGTATGCTAATGAAACGGTGTACATTCAAGGGGGTGAGACCAAATTGATAGATATTGGACTGCGTATAGACGTTCCTCCCGGGTTTGAGGGTCAGATAAGGCTTAGAAGTTCGTTCGCAAAGAAAGGGTTGTTAATCCCTAACGCCCCTGGAACTATAGACGCAGGGTATAAAGGACCTATTATGGTTGCCCTTCGGAACGCTGCAAACTACCAATCCTTTAAATTAAGTAAAGGTGAAAGATTTGCCCAAATTGTAATAAATGAAATTCCGGACGTAAGTCTATACTCTGTAACGAAGGAGGAGTTCTTCGAAGAAGAAACTTCTCGTGGGGACGGAGGTTTTGGAAGTACTGGTCGTTTTTAGAGAGAAGTTGACTTTAATATAGTAATGGCTAAATATGAACTATCTGATAACATCCAAAGAGGGATTGTGTTTCTAGCAAAATCTGACAAGAACTTTCTTGTACAGGTAATGCCTATGATTTCACCAGACTACTTTGAATTTCCGTCACACCAGAAGATGTATGTAATCATCGTGGATTACTACAAGAAGTACGGAAAACTTCCACATGATGAATTTATATTAGAAGAAGTTAAAAGGGTTAAATCCCCAAATGAACTGTTCTCTGATTTTAAAGAGGAACTTGAGCACATCAATGAGTTGGATGAGTCTTCATTAAATAATGAAGACTATCTACTTGATTTGGTAGAAGGTTTTGCAAAAGAACAGGCGATGAAAGAAGCGATTATACGCTCCGCAGAACTTGTAAAGAAGAAGAATTTTTCGGAGATAGAACCTTTAATGCGTGAAGCTTTAAGAGTAAGTCGTAATGTTGATTTAGGGATAGATTATTTCTCATCTATAGAGGATAGAATTTCACGGGTAGATGAAGATTCAGTTGACGCTAAACACCGAACAATATTTCCATCCTTAAATGAAGCACTAGAAGGAGGCATGGCAGTAAAGGAATTAGCTATGGTAGTTGCCCCTCCCGGAGTTGGTAAATCTCTTTACTTAGCTAATCAAGCTGCAAGGTCTTGTTTGGATGGTCAAAATGTTCTTTTTGTCTCTTTAGAGATGTCGGAAGACCGCGTAGCTCAGAGACTCGATAGTATTTTTACACGTATCCGCCAAGAAGAACTTAAGCACAGAGGAGGTGATTTAAAAGACAGGCTTGACCAAATTACATCCAAAGCTCCTAACAGAGGAAACATTAAAATTAAAGAGTTTCCTACTAAAAGAGCTACTGTGAACACTTTAAGGTCTTACCTTGTACAAATCCAAAACTACGAAGATTTTGTACCTGACGTAATTATCCTTGACTACCTCGAGCTGCTACAAACAGACTCAAATTTGGCAGAATACCAAGCCCAAGAGCGGTTAGCTCAAGAGCTACGAGGATTAGCGATTGAACACAACTGCCTTCTTTGGACAGCAACGCAAACAAATAGAGAAGGTAAAAAAGTAACCCTTATTACAGACACAGAGTTAGCTGATTCCTACGGGAAGACTCGTGTTTGCGACCTCGTATTCTCCGTAAACCAAACTGAAGAAGAGTTTGACCAAGGGCAAGCAAGGTCTTATATTATCAAGTCCCGAAATGGAAGAGCACGCTTCATAATACCTACAGACATTGATTATCAACGTCTGGTTATATCACAGAGAAAATAATGACACCTAAAAAATTCAAAAAACCAACACATCCTATGACGTTAAATATAGGGTATAAATCTTTTCAGATTGTTCAAGCCTCCCTAGAAAAAGAATCGTTATATGGGTGTGTTGAGTTTTCCAAAAATACAATTACTGTTGACCCTTTCCAAGAGTTAACTGACTACAAAGGTACTTTACTTCACGAAATTCTACATGTTGGCTTTGACATGTTTGGGTTAGGAGATGATGATGAAATGCCTACAATAACGAACGAGTTTATCACACACATCACATCTAATATGTTTCAACTACTACAAGGGTTAAACCCTGAACTTTTCGATTTTCTAATTAGCAATGAATAGCACTGACATTACAGACGTATATGAAAATATTGAAGACCAGTATTTAGAAATATCTAAGAAGTATCTTCAAATTGAAGAATCTGATTTATCTAAAACTTTAATTACTTTAGCAGCAACTTACGCATTTTTTGCGTCCGTACAATCTTACGCAAAAAAGGTTAAGGACTTAAAAGCACTTCAGCTAGAAGGCTCTGAAGCAACTGTAATGGAGCGACGAAGAGAGGAACTTACAGCTCAAGGAGTTAAGCCTACGCAAGCTGCATTAAATAGTTACATTTTGTCTGTTCCCGACCTTATTGATATGAGAGTAGCGGTGCTAACAGCCGAGAACAAATATAATCTTTCTAGAAATTTAGTAAGCGCATTAGACCATCAACAGTCTATGCTAATTCAAATTTCCGCAAATAAACGCGCAGAAACTAAGCTTCACGAGCTTTAATACATTAACTAGAATAAACTAGCACAACAACAACAACAATAAAACAAAACTATGGTAAATATCGACGCACTAAAGCAAAAGTATAATCAAATCAATCGTGTGGGCACGGGCGAAAACTCTGACTTCCTTAAGAAGTTTCTAATGATGGAAGAAGGTACAACGACTGTACGTATTCTCCCTTCAAAAAATGAGGAGCAGGAGTTCTACGCTGAAACAGGCATCCACCGCATTAATGAAAAGAATCATCACTGCCCAAAAGTAAAAGGGGATAACTGCCCTTTATGTGATTTAAGTTTCAAACTTTGGAACACTAAAGACGAAGGTAATATGGCAATTGCCCGTGAGATTAAGGCGCGTAAGCGTTTCTATCTCAACGCTGTAGAGCGTGAAACAGGAGAGGTGAAAATCTTATCGGTAGGTATAAAACTATTCAGTAAGATTTTAGATTGCTTCTTTGATGAAGATTACGGAGACATTACAAGTCTAACTGACGGTAATGACTTTAAAATCGTAAAGGACAAATCTGGACAATGGCCTAACTATGATAAATCTGCGCCGAAACCTAATAAGTCTTCCGCAGGGTCGGATTCAGAGGTTGCAACGTGGATGGATGAGTTGCATGATGTTCACGGTCTTGTTAAAGTCGCCACGTATGAGGACTTGAAGAGAATGTCTATGGAAATTACAGGGGATGACGTTGTAGAAGCTGTTAAAGCAACTACGACATCTCCTGAAAAGACCGAAGGTTCTGAAGAAGAAGATTACCTATCTCACTTGAAGGGTCTAGGAACTTAATGACTAAGTTAGAACTTAGAAGAGAGAACCGCGAGAAAATAAAGATTCTCGCGGTTCCCGCCAATTACGGGGGTTGTAGTTACTACCGAATTATTATGCCTATGGAGAAACTCCAAGAAAAGTTTCCTGATGAGGTAGAAGTTCGGGTAAATCTTAACCCTTTAGATTGGGATGAAGAGACTAAGACTCCTCCCGAAGAAGATGCTATGTTGGAAGATATGAAATGGGCGGATATAGTATTCACTCAAAATATATCTAACATAGGTCCTCATTACATGATAGCTTTGATTAAGAAGGCGAAAGAGTTAGGTAAGTTTGTTCATTACGATACAGATGATTTACTAACAGAACTTTATGCAGGTCATAGGTTAGAAGGTATGTACAAAAAGAATAAGTTAGGAGAGCTTACAAAAGTAATTTACCACAATTCAGACCTTGTCTCGGTTACACAACGTAAGTTTGCAGAAAGAGTGTCGGAGTACGTTAGAGGTACTTTAGTTGTTATAAAAAACGCTATAGACTTCGACCTTGAATGTTGGAGGTACCCTCGGTTCCGACAGCCTAAAAAAGCACCTTGTCGTATTGGTTGGGTGGGAGGGATTCACCACGAGCAGGATGTAAAGCAAATCCCAAATGTTGTGATGAGTGTGAACGCGAAAGTAGGACCTCAGAAGGTTAGATGGGGGTTTTATGGTCGTCCTCCTTTAGAACCTGGACAGGAAGGTGATTGGCAACAAGATGTTTGGGACTCATATGAAAGGATTTTAACTCGAGGAAGTAAACACAAAAACTGGGATATTTTTCCGGCGGCACCTTCAGATAAGTATGGTATTATGTTTACACAAATTGATGTTGCTATTGCCCCTCTTGAATGGAATGAATTTAACGACTCAAAGTCTGAAATTAAACTTATGGAAGCTGGGCGTTATGGGATACCTTTAGTTGCTACGGACTGTGGGTGTTATGACGAGGTTATAGAGAATGGAAAGACGGGATTTTTAATCTCGAAGGATAACCCTCGTAGTGAGTGGGTGAAGGTTCTTTCTAAGTGCATTAAAGATAGAGACCTTGTAGAAAGGATGGGGGCAAACCTAAAAAAGATTACTGATGAAAAGTATAATATTAATAATCACATAGGGGAAAGGTTAACCTTATATAAAAAGTTACTGGGAAGAAGTGATGGTGAATAACCCTTTAATAAACATACTAACCCGCACATCTAATAGACCAAAGTTTTTCAAGGATTGTGCGGCTAGTGTAAAGCTTCAAGACTATAAAAACATACGTCACATAGTAGGAGCTGATAACCAGGAAACTTTTGATTACGCAAAAAAGGAGACTTCTGATGTGTTTTTAATCCCTTCAATGCCTAGAAAGCCTCAGTACGGGATAATGCACTCCCCTTACAATCTTTATATGAATGCATTAACAGCGGAGGTTAAAGAGGGGTGGGTTATATGTTTGGATGACGATGATATGTTGACGCGACCAGATGCAATCTCCACGCTAGTAAAGAACTTAACTGCAGTGGATTCCCTGGTTCTATGGAAGGTGCAGTTTCCTCACAGGGTCATCCCTTCGCCTCAAACTTGGGGAAGGTTTCCGGTACTAGGTGACATAGCGAGTATTGGATTTGCATACCATATCTCACATAATTGGGCAGCTCAATGGGATGAAGTTAAGGAATCTGATTTTCGGGTAATTTTAAAGTTGTTTCGAGTGTTACCACAAACCGTTTGGCTTGATGACATTCTTACTAGAGTGAATTATACTCAGATAGAGAATCTTGTAGGTGCTGGAAGTGGACTTCAAAAAGATAAATGAAAAATTTAACAATTGGGATTATTGGGTATGGAGAAATCGGGCAAGGCTTAGATAAAGTCTATGTTGAGAACGGCTATATCCCTCTAATTAAAGACCTTGACCGCGACGATTGCTTGGGAGGGGTAAATGTTTTGAATATTTGTATTCCTTACAGCTATGATTTTGTCGCGCAGGTTTCGGAGTACATTGATACTTTAAAACCAGGCATGACTATCATACATTCAACTGTACCCCCAGGTACTACGCGACTGATAGGAGAAGATTATCCTGCTGTATGCCACTCTCCTGTTAGAGGCGTACACCCTAAGTTAGCGGAAGGTATTCAAACCTTTGTAAAGGCTTTTGGAGGTGTATGCGCGAGACCAGCTGCTAAACATTTTACACATGATTTAGGCGTAGACTGTGATGTGTATGAGTCGTCAATTACTACCGAGATAGCTAAACTCTTAGACACCTCTTACTATGGTGTGTGTATTGCATGGCATGATTATGCTAAAAAGCTGTGCGCTAAACATGGCGTTAATTTCGATGAAGCTCAATCACACTACAATCAAACTTATAATAATGGATACAAGGAGTTAGGGAAGCCTAATGTCGTACGTCCAACCTTAACCCCTCCTGATGGTTCCATTGGAGGTCATTGTATAGTTCCTAATGCAGAGATTCTACAAGCAGAACTAGATTCTAAATTACTACAAGCAATCATAGATTTAAAGTGAAATCGTTCTCCGGTGACTTTGAGCTTATTTTAAATAAAGTAAAAAACAGAGAGTCTTTTTCTTTTAGCAAGTACGCTGATGGAGAATATAAAATTTTGCGCAATGAAAAAATTACCAACTGCGACAACTGGACATTCGACCCCGAACAACACCCAGAAGAGCAGAAGTATTTAATGGAGTCCTTCCAATACGACCATAAAGATTATTTCGTAGGGGTTAGTTGTCGTTGCTGTCAGCCTCCTGAGAACTGTGATTGGATGAAAGACCGAGTTAAATCTCCCAATATTACATGGGCTAATCTGTTCGTTAATTCGAACTATCCGCAGTTTGTTACCCATATGCTAAAAGAGTTTCATGAGTGGGAAGGGAGAAAGGTTTTGTTAGCTAATGAGGCAGGCAAGGACAGACGACTCCCCTTCAGAGTTGATATGTATATCCCATGTAACGGACACGCATTTCTAATGCCTTACCTAAGAGAACATTTAACGCGCATGACACAGTTAGCATGTGAGGAAGATAACCAATTATTTTTATTTTCTGCTGGACCGTTAGGTAACATATTAGCCCATAAATTACAGTTGGCTAACCCCAACAACACCTACCTCGACATTGGCTCTACGATAAATCCGTGGACTGTAGGTTCTAACAGAGGGTATTTACTGCGTCCTCCCGAAACGCTCAAGACTTGTATTTGGTAAATGATTCTTCTTTGTTTTGGAACGCGCCCTGAATGGTTAAAGATAAAGCCATTAACAAAAATACTAAAAGATTATAAACTTTTATTTACAGGACAACACCCCGATTTATTAGAGGGTATTGAAGTGGATTATAAAATAAATATTCGTGAAAATGGTAATCGCCTGGACGGGGTTATAAGCGATTGTTTGTTACAGTTCCCCAAAGGGAAGTTTGATTCGGTTCTTGTTCAAGGAGATACGGCTTCCGCTTTTGCGTGTGCCTTAGCCGCCTTCAATAGAAACCTTAAAATTTATTATCTGGAAGCAGGGCTGAGAACCTATGACCTGGACCACCCGTACCCGGAGGAAGGTTACCGTCAGATGATAGCCCGTCTAACAGACGTAAATTTATGCCCTACTTCCTTAGCTAAGAGTAATTTGAAAAAAGAAAAGGTTCACGGAGAACTCCACGTAGTAGGAAACACTGTTCTTGATAACCTTCTAGCTTACAAGGAGAAGTGTGAGTACACTGACAAAGTTTTAGTTACTTTACACAGAAGGGAGAACCATGATAGTATGGATTTATGGTTCAAGGCAATCAATGAGTTAGCGAAAGATAACCCTTCGCTTGAGTTCATACTTCCTCTCCACCCTAACCCTAACGTTAAAAAACATGCTTCTCTACTCACACACGTTACCGTCATAGAACCTATGGAATATTCCGACCTCCTCAACTTACTTGTTAAGGTACGTTTCGTTATTAGCGATAGTGGAGGATTGCAAGAAGAGGGAAGCTTTTTTAATAAAAAGGTTTTAGTATGCCGTAAAACTACTGAGAGACCAGAAGGTATCAGTACAGGTCATTTACATATGTGCGATACTCCAAAAGTATTAAAATACATGTTCAACTTCATCAAAGATGACGCTATAATAAATCAAGGGTGTCCTTATGGAGATGGCAAATCATCGAAAAGGATTGCTAAAATAATAGAATGAAGATTGTAGTTTACACGCACAGTGATGTAGATTGGGTATGGGAGCCTTGGCTAACCCAAACAGCCAAGTTCTTCGGAAGGGCTGTCCCTAAAGTGGTCTTCTTGGATGAAGGGGCTGTCTTTGATTCCCAGTACAAAGCTATTACATATGATGATACGATTCCGTACAATCAACGAGTTACCTCTTGCTTGAAACAAATGGACGACGAAGATATAATTATTTTCCACCACGAAGATATGTTTTTATATGAAGAACCTGACTATGACATGTTAAAAACTTATGAGGAACTTGTGAAATCCGGGGAAGTAGATTTGATTAAGCTTCTCCGTAATGGGGATGGGCTAGTAGAGTACGATAGAAAGCTGCATCTGTACTACAATCAGCCTCAGTACGGCTTCGCTATACAACCAACGATGATTAAAGTTAAGACTTTAAAAAGGATTTACAGAGACGTGCCGGGGGATACCATTTGGGAGTTTGAAGCAAATGCACAAAAGGAAGTTACCAAATGGGGGTTAACTAATCTGTGCATTTACGACGGAGCCTCTAAACGCGGAGGGCAACATTGGGACAGTTACACATACCCTTATGTTGCTACCGCTGTAGTAAAAGGTGAGTGGAACACAAAAGAGTATTTCCGTGAGTTACAAGATATAGGAGTATGCGGCGTATGAACGCAAATAAAGCAGTTTTGTTTGATTTGGATGGTGTATTAGTAGATGCATGTGATTGGCACTACGAAGCCTTAAATAAGGCTTTACTTAGTGTAGCAGGTACTTACATAAACCGAGAGGAGCACCTCTCCACATTCAACGGTCTAGCTACATTAACTAAACTGAACTTTTTGGAGATGGAGGGACGGTTACACCGCGAAGATGTGTCCAGGGTTGCACAATTAAAACAACTTCACACAACGGAAACCATTAAGGATAACTTATTTGTAGACAATACGAAAGTGGAGCTTCTTAAACGACTTAAGGAGGACGGGTACAAGGTAGCGTGCGTCACAAACTGTATAAAAGGGACGGCTACCTTGATGCTTACATTATGTGGTGTTATAGACTTCATAGATTTGGTAGTCTCAAATGAGGATTGTATCCATAATAAACCACACCCAGAGCCTTACATTAAAGCTATGGTCTTACTTAACTGTTTACCTGAGAATTGCACTATAATAGAGGATAGCCCTAAAGGTTTAGAAGCTGCTAGACTCTCGGGGGCTGAAGTCATTAAAGTTAAAAACGCAACAGAAGTAACGCCGGAGAATATAAAACTATGAACATCCTAATACCTATGGCAGGAGCTGGGTCTAGATTCCAGCAAGTGGGATACACTTTCCCAAAACCACTTATCGAAATCGACGGCAAACCCATGATTCAGACCGTAGTGGAAAACTTAGATTTTGGTAATGAGCACAAGCATATATTTATAGTTCAAAAAGAACACTATGATAGGTTTGCATTAAATTATTTGTTGCCTTTAATTAAACCTAATTGCGAAATCATACAAGTGGACAACGTGACTGAAGGAGCAGCTTGTACGGCTCTCCTTGCCAAAGAATTCATTAATAACGATGAACGTCTTGTTATTGCTAACTCAGACCAAATTATCGACTGGCTCCCTAGCCCATCCGGCGGTGAGTTGTATGAAAGACCTATAGATGGAGGAATGTATGTTTTTAATGCTACCCACCCTAAGTGGAGCTTTGTTAAAGTTGACGAGGTAAACAAAGTTCTAGAGGTAGCCGAAAAGAGACCTATTAGTGATATTGCTACAACAGGTATTTATTTCTGGAGGAAAGGAAAAGATTTTGTTCGGTGTGCTGAACAGATGATTGCTAATGACACGAGGGTTAACAATGAATTTTACATTGCCCCTGTATTTAATGAGTTTATATCCGAAGGCGCAACCGTGGGTATAGAGTACGTGGAAAAAATGTGGGGAATTGGAACCCCAGAAGACTTAAACACTTATTTAGACAAATGAAAATTGTAGGACTATCAACAGGAGCGCACGACATTTCGTACGCAATTTTAAAAGACGGTATTGTAGACTATCACGCGGAGTTGGAGAGGCACACCCGAATCAAAGAGTGCTCAGGCGATGCCGTAAAGTATCTCTTGGAGAATGAGGACTTATCAGACGTTAAGTACGTATGTAATTTTATTGGGCGCTGGAGAGGAGGTATTCAAACTCGCTACCCTGGGTCGTGGCAAGAGCTACAGCATATCCTTAAAGTTAACGGAGGGGAGTATGTGGAGGTAGGTCACCATAAAGCTCATGCAGCGAACGCATTCTTCTCAAGCCCTTACGATGAATCGTTAATTATAACTATCGACGGAGGTGGAGACTGTGATGGGACCGGAGAGGTCCAAACGACCTGTGTTACAGCATGGGTAGGTAAGGATAACCAAATTACTCACCTTTGTACCCTCCCAATGGAATGCAACCCAGGAGTTTTTTGGAGTAACTTCACTAAACAAGTTTTTGGTTTGTCTACAGGACCTCCAATGGGGAATCAGTGTGGAACTGTTATGGGCATGGCAGCGCTTGGGGATAAATCTAAGTACGCGGAAAAGATTCACTCCCACCCATCGTTTTTTCAGATGCATGGTTTCCCTTTCAATGAGTACGCAGAGATAGCTAAAGAATCTGAGCAAGCACAATTCGATATAGCGGCAGGTCTGCAGAACGCAACGGAGACAGCTTGCCGTAAGATTTTTAATGATATATCCGATTTAGTTGGGAACCAACACACAAACTTATGTCTAGCCGGAGGGGTAGCCTTAAACTCCGTCATGACGGGAAAGATTCTTGAGTGGATGCCAGAAATGAAAAATGTTTACATCCCTCCTGTCCCCTATGACGCTGGTTTAGCCATTGGAACAGCGCAGTATGTTTACCACCAGACTCTGAACCATCCACGCGTGGACCAT